GAGTGTCTCTCCCTGGGGGATGCCATCCGATACTTGACGTGGATCATCCAGGGCGTCAACCTTCAACTGCTTGATGCCCCAAACAGCCGCTATACCGCCGTCGATAATGAGGTTGAACAGCTCATTAGCTACGAAGTTAAGCTCAACCGCATGGTCGAACAGAGCTTTGTGCCATACTGAGAAGGGCACTCTAATAAGAGGTGTCGCAACAAATGGACTCTCCTGATGCCAAAAAGGATTCTTCCTTGGCTTCCTGAGAAGATACTTATTGTTAGCCATCACGCATACTACGTTCTTATGAACAACCTTGCCGTCGGAGTCCAAGATCGTTCCCCAAAACTCATCTATCACAACCCGCTTACGGAAAGAGGGTTTCGAGGTTTCGTTCTGCCCCATGTCCTCGGGGTCGCGTCTTTCATTGTTACGCTTCTTTTGAAAGTCCTCCGTTAAGAGTTCTACAGCCGCGCGATCATATGTGCCTTCCTTAGCACGATCAATTACATAGTGGAGGTCCCGCTCTACCGAATGTATCTCGTATAAGCCGGCTCCTGTAGGATCTACAAGGTAGTCTTCAGGACGTACAAGATCAATACGGAGTTTCCACCTTTTCATTGATTTATCAACGAGGCGCTCAGGCGTCTCATCTCTCTGACCCGATACAGGATCTAAGAATACCTGACCCGGTTCTATCTCAAATCGAGTCTCTTTGACAAGGTTTCCGTGGACTTTGAATATAACAAGGGATTCTAAGGAACCTACCTTGATACCATCCGACAGAAGGGTAGAGAAAGCACTCTCTTTGTTATCCTCTACGATGAGATTGTCGAGGAAGCAGTCGAGGAGTCGTCGAATAGCTGCTCCCGACAACGGACCTTTGTTCATCCTTCCTAGCTCAATCTCATACCAGTCACCGAACTGTGTCAGTGCCCTCTTAACAAAGGAAACCCACTGTTCAACTGCGGCGGGTGTCTTAGGTAGAAACTCCTTACTCTGTCCCTTCTTCTTATGAGTCCAGTCCTGCTGGCCCATGTATGCCCCTCGATTATCTTTATTCCTCCGTAGTCTATCTCGACGTGCATCCTCGGCTTCAGTTTTATATTGCCGAATAGCATTCATCACGGAGAGGTCGTCGTCCCCCTCCTTGACGGGAACATCTTCCCCTGGTTGTTTCTCAATGTTAGTTGGTTCGTCTACCATATCTTGGTCCTGGTATCTCTATATGATTAAACCGCTCGTTAGCTACACACTCCACGCATATACCAATACGTCGTGTGCCACCCGCAGGAAGATCCTTGCCACATAAACGGCAAATCACTACTGCATCTGGAGAAGCATATGGTCCTGTGTCCTCGTTGTCAATATAAGTCATGTTCTACCATACTTCGGTGAAGGAACAGAGGAGGAACCCGATCTGACGGCCTCCGTCTGTACCGGCGTTATAGGTGCTTCTTGAAAGATCCAGTAACCGAGCGCATCAGACATATGTGTGCGACGATAGTAGGGGTCTCTCTTATTGAATGTCTTTTTAATACCCTGTTTACCATCCGTCACAACTTGCTCAAGATCATCTATGAGTTCAATACAGGAGGGGTCTATCTCTATCTGACATATACCCTCCTCATCTTTGAAGTTTCTATTCACACTATTTATCCTATTCACGACGCCAGGATTCTTTTCTGGAACCTTCATACGACAAGGAGTAGGATAGTCCATCATCTCCTTAAGAATTATATTATACGAGGAGACTTTAGTCTGTGCTGTGCGACTATTCCCAGAAGCGTCGCCGTAGAGCCATATCTCTGCCATGTGATAAGGGTGAGTCATACGAAACTGCTCTACCATATCAGGGATGCTACCTTCTTCTAATATAAGTTCCTTATGAACTCGGAACAAGGAACCTTCTCTTTGCCCAATAATACATACCATTGGCTCTACGTTGAAGTCCCATACCCAGGCAATAGGCCGTCGCAACGCGATTTCGGGTTGTTCTCGCACGTTTAGTCGATAGTCGAAACCGGAATAGACCCGAGCACCAGACAAACCTGCTATCAATTCTCCATTTAGACGGATACGCCTCTGAGCTGAGCCCTCAGGATACTTACTCTCCAGGAACGCTATTTCATCTGTATTGATGTGAGGGTTGTCATATATAGATGCGTTATACACGCCAATGTTCTCTAAAAGACCCTTCTTCCACGGCTTAACAATCTTTGTGAAAATCCATGTAACGCCACCAATCTGTCCCTCAGGAGGGAGAAGGGTGCATGTAGTAAATATGGAGAGGGGCCGTGCACCGACACGAATAACGCTTTCTTCATATATTCCCTCTGGATGTTCCTCATCAAAGTGAATCCAATCCTTCTCCGCACCTTGATACTTTACCCTACCGGAGTCTGCACTCTTAAAACCGATAATAGAGCCATTCTTGAGTTTAAGGATCTGATCGGATACTCTCCACTCTGCTATCTCACGGGCAGGAATGAAGGGTTCATGTGTGGAACCAGGAGGAACGAAGCCATTATCGAAGTATTTGGGTTGAATAGTATCACGGGACGTCGGGAAATCGATAGCAGACACCCATCCACTAGTCGCCATATCCCGTACACCTATCTTACTTCCCCTCCCATATGTGAATCCTTTCTCGCCGTCGAAGCCAAAGCGGGCTAAATGTGAACCTAGATAGGCTCCTGCATCACTCTTCCCCGATCTATTCGCTCCTATATAATATCCTTCCTTTACCCGTCGGATTAGCATGTCCTCCACAAAGGTATTCTGGGGAGAAAATAAAGAGAAACTTTGTAAAGGATCGTTTTCCCTTCGACGCTTGAACTCATCCTTTAGAATGAGCGTTTCCTCCATCACTCGGCGTCGCGCATAACTACTGTCAGCCACTCTCTACACCTTTCTTTATAGTAGAAACCTCATGTGTGGAGGACCATACATGGAAAGAGCCCATAGAGCAAGAGGACTGATATACTATATGTACATGAAATAGTAGAAAACGTGAGAATTTCTACATTTTGGCGTGGGTGCTATATATACATTAGAGGTGCTTCCCCACCCACCCACCCCCCCGCGCGCGAGTTAAGAATGGTTCGCAACTGGGTTCTAAAGTATAGTTTTAAGGATAGATTTGACGAATACTGGGCGAATACTTGGCGAATACTTAATGATGTTTCGGTTATGATTAGTTTTTACTTGGTAATAAAGCAAAAAAAAGTAATGGCACATTGTGTGCCATTACTTAGTAGATACTGTGTGATTACTTGGGGCTTTACTTGTCCGTTATTTGGCGGAGTATGCCAAATATATGCGGTTCCAAGTATCCCGAAGAACTCATTGGTTGTGTCGGTGGTGGTTCTTGGATATGTGAATGGGGAATGGACGCGGCAAGTTCCGCGGGGTCCGAATACTGGGTAATCCATCCGGGGTTTTTGCCGCGCATGGTACTCATGGCAGCCTTGGCATGATCGAGGGAGATAGTAGTACCGGTGAGATGCCATGCGGATCCGTCCGAAATATATACTGCATATGCCATAGTTTTTTGCCTCCGTTTTGGGTTAAGATATCGCATAGTACGATAGGTTGCCAATGTGGGTCAAGGAAAAAACATAACCGCCGTCGGGTACTGGTGACGCAGCGTCATCATGGGTAGATCGCCCAACATGGTGCCCCAATTCTTTTCATGGACATGGAAAAAAATTGTTTACAATAACACAAAATTATGTCAGAATAAAAATATGGCAAACGTCATATGTTTGCCGCCCAGTATACGGAATTGATTGCGCCCGAAATGGCTTGCCCAATCATAACGTTCGGCGAAATACTGGGTTTCCCTTTTCCATTGTGGAGGTAAAGACCATGAGTAAAATGCTCACAGTCAAGACGGAGATGGCAGGTAAGGAGCCTGTAGTCACGAACTGGATGGTTCCAGAAACCATCAAGGAAGCCGTGGAGCTTTGGGGCGAGAATGTAGTGCTTGCCAATGCCATCAAAAATGCCATTGTAAAGTATCGCCAGCATGTAAAAGAATGCATGAGGCGTGACCTGACAGGGAAGCAGATCGAGGCTGAGTTAGGCCAAGACTTCCTTCCTGTATACACAGGCAAGTCTGGAAAGCCGAAGATAGAAAAAGTCAGCGAAGGTTACAGCGAACTAT